GCAGCCGTGCCGCGCCAGCGCAACCCGCCGATGGTCAAGCGGTTCGCGCCAGATGCCACCGTGATGCTCATCAGCGGTGTTTCGGCTGGCTCCAACACGAGGTCTATCAGTTCCACATCCGCGCCCGATACGTTGACCAGGGAGGTGACGCTGGCTGCTGCACCCACGATGCGAACATTCCGCAGATGGACGCTGGCCGCCGAGATGTCGAACACGTCGATGCCACCGGACCCGGTGAACGCGGGTTTGATGCGCCCTCGCCCCAGGCCGATGATGCTGACCCCTGCCACATCACACGTTACCGCTGTGGTGATGGTCTCGGTGTGTCCCGGCATGACATAGATCACGTCACCATTCGAGGCCGTACATAGGCCGATGGCGTAGTCCAGAGTTGCCAGGGGCTTGTCAGGGTTCTGGCCATAGCCGACGCTATCGGTTGCGCCTGACGCCCCCGAATCCACGAACCACACATCGCCGGGGTGTTTCTCCAGGTCGGTGAGGTCATACACGCCACCAGGCTGGCGGCGACTGAACAATGCTGTTCTCGTTCCCATTTTCTATTCTCCTGTGCGCGTTTCGGGGTTCCAACCCTTGTTGCGCGTTCCAGCCAGGACGAGTTACCCCGCCCTGGCTGGCTAGTCCTACACCAACGGATTCATGCCGCCCGAGTCGTCCTTGTACCGTGAGGGGTACAGGACGGCCAGGATGCACCCGTACTGGGCATTGGTGCCCACGTCGGGTACTGAGGCCCGAACCCACTTGAAACCGCCGTTGACATCCAGCATATCGGCCTCGATGTGGATGCCGCAAATCATCTGCGATTCGGCGCTGGTCGCCCCGAAGCTGATGATATAGCTGCTGGTCATCGTGGTCTTGGTGAACGTCCCGCCGATGGACGTGGTGCTGAGAAGCGTGCCCTCTTTCAGATAGTACGTGTCGAAGTTCAACCCCTTCTCGCCCGCGCCCGCCGAGCTGGTCGCCTGCGTGACGTGGATGTCCGGGTCATCGGCTGCCGTGCCCGCACCCTTGAAGAAGATGATGTCCATCGCATGGTAGTTCTCCATGCTGATGAAATCATCCGCAACCGCAGTCTGCAGGTCGCTCGGGTACAGGATGCTCACCACGTTCCCCTGTTCGAACAGATTGGTCATACTCATGATAGTTCCTCCTATGCCCTACTCGCCAGGGCCACAAACGGACTTACAGTGTTTGTACCCTGATAGGGCGTCAATGGCTGGTTCCATTTCGGCTGGCCATCGCACCTGTATACGAAGCGAAAACACGTCTCGTCATACACGAAACGCACATGGATGCTTGATGCCGCCTCCACGCCACCCTTTTCGATCATCTTGTATTCACTCAAGCTGACGAGCAGGATGTCACCGACTGTACCGAGTGTGCAACTGTATTCGGTTTCCAAAACAGGAGCACCCTTCAAACGGCCATAAGGCGCATCGGCAAGGCCCCCAGGTGGGACATAGACCGGAACGCCGCCAGTGCCGACGGCATAAGACATATTCTCCAACTCAGGCATACAGTCCTGATTGATGAGCCACACATAGCCCCGGCCGCCGAGCCAACGCCGTGCCCACATCTTATTGATGTTCTCTGAAACGATGGTGGTCGCTGCCTGCCCGGTTTCCTTCGCCACACTGACCAGCGCCCCACAGTTCAAGACGCCCAACGGCTGGCCTGCACCACTACCCCGGATAATCGCATCCTCCACACCGAAAGAAAGCTCTTCGGGAAAGGCTTGCAAAATCCAAGATTCTAGTGCTCCAGCATCGGTCAGCAACTCATCGGTGGCATAGCACAGACCGATAGCCTTGCGGAGCTTCAACTCCATCTGCCGGAACTTGGGCTGTGATGCGGTTTTCTCGGCCGCCTCTCCTGCCCAGTAAAAGCGAATCCCGCCCCGGCGAGAACCAGTAGCGCGGCTGGTTTCATCCTCGGCATTGAACGTCATACCATTGGAGCCTGCTGAAACGCCAGACATATCTACCATGCGAAGCAATCGCCCCACATCATAGACCCGCGCCATCAAGCCCCCAGCGCGGTCGGTATCTACCAGAAACCCACCCGCACTAGGAACATTCTCACTCAGGCCGGTCGGTGCCTTGCGTGATTTCATGGCCGCTTGGGTCATGCTGCCTACATATCGCTGGCCCATCGCCTTGGTCACGTCAAAGTATTGCCCTTCCAGCCCTGGCACCTGCGAACGCAAAGCAGGCAATCGCTCATCATGGCCCGCTGCCACCGCAAGCAGAAATTCACCAAATCCCTTGAACGGATTGCCCTCTGCCGCCCGATCCGCACGACTCCCGGTAACATGCACGCCGGGATCTGCGTTCGTGGGTTGTCCTTGGGCCATCCGTTCTTGCCATGCCTTGCTCACGGCTTCAGCAGTTTTCGTAGCAGTAGCTTCCACCGCAGCTTTGACAATGGCTTCCACATCCACAGCCGGCGCTTCCTCAACCGGCGTGGTTTCCTTGTTCTCACTCATGTCCCTAACCTCCATTGTTGCCTTTTCCCCAGGCATTTGCTGGTTGACCGTCACATGGACCGTTATGCCCTCGGGTGCCGTCGTCGTGACTGTGGAATCCTCAAATGACTCCACCTCTGGCACGACCTCTAGGCCCTTTACGGACTCGGCCCAAACCTTCAACGGCATCGCCATGTTGCGCGGCTCTGCCGGTGTTGGCGTCAAACTGGCATCTAGGCCCAGCGGCCAGCGGGTAATGTGGACCGCCTCGCCCTTCTGTTCTCGCTCCACGAGATGGGCGGCGGTGCCGGATGACCACCCGAGCTTCCCCGCCTTCGCCAGTTGGTACACCGCCTTCTCATACTCATCGCGGAGTTGTAGCTGTGCCTCGACCCACACCCCCACGTCGTCGCTTTTCAGCGGCCCGCTGCCCAATGTGCGCCTGCCGAGCTTCGCATCCATGCCGTGGTTGTAGTAGGTCGCTGACTCCTTCGCGGGTCCATAGTCGGTGGAGGCGTCAAAATACTCGCCCTCCAGGTCCACATCGTCGGGATTGGTGAACCGCACCAGATAGCCGCCAACGCGCCCATCCCCCAACGCCTTGACCTCCCCGCCGAGATAGACCAGAGTGTCTTGCTCCATGCCCTTATCCTCCTTTTCCCGCCACAGTGAATGACAAATGGCAACGGCTTGGTCCTGTTCCTTGCCCTCGCTCACCAGTATCGGGATACATCGCTCGATGAAGTCCTCTTTCGTTTCGTCTTTCCCCGGTGTAGGCATTACTTCACCCCCATCACCCGGTCAATCGCCATGCGTGCTATCCGGTCCACCTCGCCCGACCGGACCACCTTGTCTACCGCTTCCTTGTCCGTCACCCATCCCCGCCGGCCGTGGAATTTGGCCTGATCTGCGTGGTGATGCACCTCAGGCGAGTAACTGGCGCGGCTGCCCACAAATGCGCCATTCCCCCGGCGACCCACAGCCCACGAACGGTTCAGCGTTTCGGAAGTGCGAACGCCTGCCCAGTTGCCGCCATAGATGACCGCCCGCTTGAGCCGGTTGGGATTCCATCGCTTGTCCGGCACACTGTGCCATTTGGGACCGAACCCGCGTTCGTACCATTTGCGCCGGCCCGGTCGGTTTGCCTCACTCGTTGGCGGGTATTTGGCGACCACCGTCTTGACCCGCTGGGCGACGGGATACGCGATGATCCGCAGCGCCCGCCGCACGTCGCCATTCAGGGCGCGGGTCAGTCGTTCAACGCCTCTCACGGTTACATGAACGGTCATGCTGGCAACTCCAATCCCATGCTGCACCTGCACCGGGGATGCGCGGGCGGCCCATCGGGGTACAGTATCGCCCACTCATCTTCCAGCTTCCCATTCAGCGGCCCACAGATGGGACATACTAGCTCATCATTCAGCGTTTCCCACACACGTACCATTTGGATACCCGTTTCGCGCTGCACAATCCGCTGGTGCTCATTGGTCGCTTCGGAATAGGCACGTGTGACCTCCGTCGTAGCTATCATCTCAGCCCGCGCTTGGCCGAACGCTGGTTCGAGCAACCGGTCCAGGTCGCCGATGGTCATGCCGGGTGTGCCCACATACGTTGCGACTGCCTCCCCTACAAATCGCCGGGTTGTCAGGTCGAGTGTGCGGGCCAACTCATAGGTGATAGCACGAGAAGCCGCCAACGCTTCCTCGCTCACCATCGCCACATCCAACGCGATACCCGTTTCGTCCATCAATGTCACGGCCTGCTCCATCGTGATTGCCGCAATCTCCGGCCCCAACGCGGCCCGCATCTCTTCGAATAGCGCGACAATCTCCGCTTCGGTCGCATTACCCCGTCTAATCGCTGCATTGATTTTCTTCCGATACCGCTCCAAAATCGGCTGGATTTTCCTCTGTACGGTCCTGCGACGTCGGACACGTGTTATCGGCTCCTCCCCTTTTTTTTTAGAAACGCGAATGCATCATCCACGCCCACAGCCCGAATCTGCTCATGCAGGCTCTCAGCCAATGGCGCCGGGATAAACTCAGGATTCCATGACACCGGCCCCCCGACCTTCTTCGCCTTCGTGCGCCATGCCCGCAACTCGCCCATCATCGCTTTGCGCTCTGCCTCACGCTGGTCGCCCTGGCTGCCGCCAAATGGCCCGCCCTGCTGCGCCATGCGCTCGGCTGCCCGTTCCCGGTCCTCCTCCCGCATCTCATCGAGGTCGTCGTAGTCCATGCCCTCGGGCAGTTCGATGCCCAACAATTCGGCGGCCACGGACAACCGGAAGCCGCTGTTGACGTATAGGCTCAACGCCTGCGCCCGCTCATTCTCATCTGCCTGGAACACATCGAGCGTCTCGGGACGAAACGCCAATCGGTAGCCCATCGGCACGAGCAATTGTTCGTTCAGGATGCGGGCGATGAATTTGGCCTCAGGTACAATCGTCTGCTCGTAGAATTTGCGCTCATCGCTGGACACGACGCCGCCACCGCCCAGTCCGCTGGCCTCGGTGGACCACAATATGGTCATCGGGATGCCCAGCGACGTGGCGATGTCCTCCCGCTGCTCCTTGGTAAGATTCGAGTCCGACAACTCGCCGATGCCCTCGCCGATGGTTTCTGTCTCCACCTCTGCGTTGACGACCTTGGTTGACCAGGCATTGCCGATGCCCTGGAATACGCGTTTCCACCAGGATTCGAGGCGCTTGACCTCGTTGGCAGGTGCAGGCGCACCCACTTTCAGTAGCGTTGCCTTGATTGCCCCTCGCTCGAAAAACGCGGCAGCGAAGGCGTTCAGGTTGTAGAGCACACCAGCAGCCTGCAACGCTGCCATGCCGGGACATTTGTCATCCCGAGGCGGCCCTAGCTCTACGAATGGATCGGGGAGCCAGAAATGCAGCACCTCCTCCGGTGTCAAATGCTTGATGCCCGCACCCACGGCCCGATTGAATCCATGTAAGCCCTTGCCGTCAATGACCGGTTCAATAGTGGTGGGCATGAGATAGCGCAATTGCAGCGTTTTGACCTGGTTGTATAGACGATGGACATACGCACGGCCCAGCAGCGTCAGTGATGCCTCGATGAGCCACAGCAGGCCGTCAGGGTTAGGCAGGAACTCCAATACGTTTTGATAGTCCTCGCTCGAGTCTACCTCTGCGCCGTCTGGTGTGACAATGGCAAATGGCAACCCGGCCACCGCATCACACCGGAGCTGCGTACCCCGGTACAGCCACGGCACCGCCTTGTAGTATTTCTCCGTGTCCTCTGTCTCTGTTTTAAGGTGCGGTGTGTACCATACCCAGGCCGATG